TTCATTATGTTACGATTGCTTGGTTTTGAGAATAACTTGAAATTAATTCTTTGTCACCACCATTATATGTCCAACCAACTAAAGTTACTGGGTCACTATTGTTCGTGATTTTTTTAAAATAAACTTCATCGCCAATCTCTAATGTTGTAGTGTCAAAATTGGTACTTGCTTTTTCAACATTTGAACCCTCTATCCAACTCCATCCACCAACACCAGATAATGTTGAAACACTTATTTTTTCTGCTCTGTCTAACGCTACATTCCAAATGATTGCCCAATCAGTTCCTACCAACGCTGTTGCTGTTGGCAGTTCATCCATTTGCTTACTATTATTTAAAATGCTTAATACTTGGTCTATAACACTCATTGTTCAAAGATATTTATTTTTAGTTAATATATAGCAATCCACTTGCATTGCCATCAATTTCAAACGTCTGTCCAGCACCTAAAATAACTTCTCCAGCAGTTGTACCACCAGTATTATCAAAGACATAATCAGACCTTACTATTGTGCATTTTACACTATACAAATTTGTTGTACCATAAGGCTCTACTTCTGGCTCGTCGTTTTTTATATAATTTAAACCATCTATTTGTAGTTTGTCGTGTGACAATGCCAATACAAGTTTTTGTGCCATTGCAGTCGGTAAAGGCATAAAAGTCATTTCGTAAGTTTCTCTTATACGACTTTCTAACAATACAGTTCTTGTATCAGTAACGTAAATTTCGTTTTCATCAATTGCTGGTTGCCATTTTAGATTTTTTATGTATGGTATTCTTAATCTAAAAGTAATTCCAGTAGCATAATTAATCTCGTTATTTTTGGTGTTGTAATAATCAATTAGGTGATGACACTCTTGCTCGGTAGCAACATTAAACCATTCTGAAATGTATTCTTTATTCCCAAAAGTAGAATCACTTATGTTTAATTTTACATAGTAATCACCATTTAAAGCGTTCATGTCAATGTCAAATTCATATCTGTCGTAATCAACTGCATTATAAACGCTTGTTATTTTTACGACATCTAAATCAGTAAACAAACCGTTATTTAACGTAGTTGTCACAACTGTATAAGCATCGGAAACTTGAGATGGAGGTAAAATTGTAGTAATGTAACACCATCCAGCACCCTCAATGTTTATGTAGTCACCAATATTAATCCATTGCATTAAGTCGCCATTTAAATTGTAGCTACCATTTTGAGCTAATGTTATTGGGTCGTATGTATTACCAGCCAAAAACTGAACTGATATTTGATTGCCAAACTTTATAAAAATTGTGCCATCACGAACATCAGTAATGTTGAGGTTTTCTGTCGCTTTTGTAATTGTAATTGTCGTTTCTACACCGTTGCAGTTTACTAATTTTGCCTCGTTTGTTGTGTAATTAGATTTTATTTGAGTTCGTATTGTGTCGCATTGTTGAAATAACTGCTTGTAGGAACGATTATTTATTTTTACATCTTCCTCATACGACAATGTGTTTGTAATGTTCTTACGGATGCCACAGTTCGCCCATGCTTCGTTTTCTTTAAATTGTAAGCTATTTACCTTACTAACTTCTAAAACTGCATCATAGTCCACCAAATTAGGCGTAAACGCATCTATCGTAAACGGTATTGTTATTTCACATCCTAAATTATCTTTTACTGCTAAACAATAATCACCAATTGGTATTCCAGACCAAGAGTTTGAATTTTGGTAAGGCTGTTCTTCATCATATTGTTGTAATTTTATATTGCTAAAAGTACCTATAAAATTATTATTTTGAAATTGCAAACTTTGTGCGCTACCATTACTTGTTAAAATAATTTCCTTTTTACCGATAGTTGCACTATCTAATGTCACAGAACCAAAAGCAGAATTTCCACCAGCCATTCTAAAATTATTCCCGTTTGTTGATAAAACTTCGTATTGTAGTCTATAAGTTTTTACGTTTAAATCAACAATATTAGGTTGGATTAAAAAACTACTTGTCGAGGTTGGAAATTCAACAAAACCATCTGCAATTAACGTATCTCCAATCGTTACATCCCACTCATCATTTGGATTTGTTTCTTTTATTGATATACTATTAACAATTAATGTGTCATTAACTCCATCATCATTTCTGTTATATATATCAATAAATTTATTACCAGTTGTTCCAGTAATTGTGTGATAGCCTACATAAACCCCTTGAGTTGGCGGTTGTAAATCTACAAAATTACCCTCTCCAAAAATTGTTACCCAAGACCTACTTGTGTTTGTTCCATTTGCTATGTCAATAGTAATTTTATAAGTTTTGCCTTGTGTAAAATTAATTCCAGTATGTCTTGCATAAAAACTAAAGTCATTATCTGCAATTATTTTTAACTGACTATTTGAAACCGATATACTACCACCACCACCAGCAGTCCAATTTGTTAATCCATCCGTAAAATCATTATTTGTAATTAATTCAGAACTAACTGGAAAATCACCATCGACAACTATATTTGACATAATGCATATTAGACCATATTCAAAAGTCAATGGAAATATAGCACTTGGCGTTTCGTTGTCCGTTAGTGGTGATAATCTTACAGCAGTTACAGATGCATTATTTGGCGTATTTACTATTTGAATATCAATATACGATGATAATAACTTCGGAATACGATACTTTTGTAAAATTGTAGAACCATCTTTTTCCATTTCAATGGTTATATTTCCTAATCTTGGGTATTCAAATACAAAAGGATTTGTGCTTACTGCTTGATTTATTGGAAATAAAATATTATCAGATTGCTCATTTGTTTCTACGCTAAACTCAACGTCATCACAAATAGTACCAACACTTGCTGGATTTACTAATATTTCGGTAAAATCAAAAACTGTTGGAGGCGTAACATTGTCAATGCTTGTAGTTACTGCACCACTTGTCGTATTACTTGCAATACTAAACTGCGTATTAGGGTTTACAGCAGTAATAATTAATTTTGCAATTGGAAAAACAATTAATTGTGTCGTATAAAGCAAAGATGCATTGTAATCGTTGTTAAACGCATTTTGATAATTTTGTGCAGTTTCCGAAACAAAACTACCAATAGCACATTCGCCAATTGTAGTTCTTGATGCTTTAAAAGTTTCTGAGTAAGATAATCCAGTATAGCTGTCGGTAATACTTAATACAGTATCAACTGCTGTTAATGAACTAAATGTAATTTCAATGTTTGTCGCCATATTAGTATGCTTTTAATACTTTCCAATTTCCGTTACCGTTTGGTTTTAAAGTAAACAAGTAACCGTATTCTTTTTGTCCAAATTCGTTTATAAATTCTAATTTACAATAGTAGTTTGGAACTTGCCTACCATTGATTTCCGTTGTTCCATATATCATCTCATTTACAAAATAATCTACTGGATATTCAAATTCAATCCATTGATTACTAAATTTTGGATATTGCAAAGTGTTAATTTGATTATTACCATTTTCTGCTTTTGCAACTTCACCTACCTTTTTTGTAACAAGTTCGCTATTTCCTAAACTATTTGCAAAACGCACAAACTTTTCTGGAAACTTTACTAAACCACTACCGTAAAACCATTCATGTCTTTGAGAATTTCTATACGGTGTTAGTCTTAAATTTGTAGCGGTTTCTGGACTAAAAACGCCAGTTGGTAATACCTCATAATCATCACTCCAAATTCTTTCTAAATACGCATCACCTAAACCATCTTTTAAATCTAAAATAAAAATATCCTTGTCGTATCTTGTATCTTGTTCTGGAAAATTTAATTTTGGTTTGCGTCTTGCAAATTCTTTTCCGTATGCATCGGCACGATATTTACAAACTTTGTCGTATTTTTTATCAACTCTTGTAATTGGATTTGTGTAACTTGTATTTGTATTGTACTCGTCTAATCCCATTGCTTCTTCGTACATTCTGTCGTCTTTTGGCTTTTTGTAACCATAAGACATATTAGCATAATACATATCGCTTACAGCCTTTCGTCTAACATTAGAAACTTGTTCTGTTAAAACAATACCAACCTCATTTTGAAAAAAGTATTTTAAATCTTCAACAACTATTTGCTCTTGCCCATTTATCGTTTCTATACCATACCCAGTATTATGAATAGAATTAGATGTTTCCAAAAAATCTTTTAAACTAACTTCTATTTTTTCATCATCAAATTTTCTTATCCAAAATCCTAAAGCTAAAGCAGTTTTGCTAAATTCACCATCTTCGTCATAACCTAAATCTGTACGACCATAAAACTCGCTATAAAATTTGTTTTGTTGTCCAGTAATTATTTGCATTAGTCTATCTCCTACCTCATGCATAAAGTTAAATTTACTATTACTATCTGGTCTTATGCTATCTTCGGTTACAGTCAAAGTGCTTTTATTGTATTTTATAGAATTAGACTGTGTTTGTGAGCTATAACCAACAATGACTAAAGCCATATTGTCATCTTCTACTAAATTAATTGTTTCGTTTATGTCTATAACAAATTGTTGATTATTTACAAAACCACTTTGGTAAATAACGATTTCTTGTGATACATTGTTATTGTTATCTGTAACATAAATATAAACAGAAGCAGCAACAGTTGCGCCACTTCTTATTTTAAAATCTAAATTACCAGTTACATTAACAGTTTTACTTACATCGCTTTCACCATAAAAATAATTGCCCTCTTCAAAATTTAAAACGTCTGGACTTCCAGCGGTGTAAGGCACTATTTCTTGAACTACTGGTCTTATATTATTATCATCACTATTACTTAAAACATTTAAAAACGGAGTTCTATAAGGAACAGTATTATTAAAATCTAAATCCTCATAATTTTCTGGAGTTTCAAATTGACTTACTAATAATATTTGCCTTGATGTTAAAGCGACTATTTTTGTCGTAAATTCTGACAACTCAGTTCCGTTTAAAGATTCTGTTCTTTCGAGCTCAAATTTTTCTGATAATTGTGCTTTTATTTCTGAATTTAAACCACCACTTTTAAAAGGTATTTTTACATAATTTTTATCAGAACTGTAACCACTAAAATCAAATGTGCCACTTGAATGCAAGTAGAATCCATCTTGATTAGGATATATGCGATATTCTTCTAAAATTACTCTTGCCTCAATATCGTAAACTTCATATTGTACTCTTAAAAAATCTGCACCATCTTGACTGAACTCTAAGTTTTTTGATAATTCCGTATAAACACCATAAGTTTTTGTGCTACGTTTTAGCGTTTTTTCGGCTTCATTCCAATTTTTAGGGTCAGTTAGTAGTTCCAAAGTGGAATTATTATCTAAACTAATCATTTTATATTTTACCTCTTGATAACTCATAAAGTGTCGTTTTGTCTATTTAAAAATTCTAAATCTTCACCTACGTTTAACGTCTGATTAATTTTAAAGGACATTTTTTTGTTTTTTATAGCACTTACCATTTGGTTAGTTTGAGCGTCAAGTTTTGCCATCATATAATTTCCAATTAAATTATTTTGCATTGTAGATGACTGAATAAATCTGTATTGATTTTCATCATATTCATTTGGCGTCATGCTTTGTAAAAACTTATTTGCGTCTGGATGTATTACATCATCTTTTTTTACATAAGTCATGTGATTTGCAATTTTCTTTGGACTTATTTCGACACTACCGTCTTTACTAATTTTTGCTTCTTGTCGTTTTTCTCCCCATATTGCCATACCCTCATAGTTATCATAGTCACCTTTACCTTTTTCGTATTGTGGTATTGGAGTGGCTAATATCGTAGCCAATTGAGCCGCACCTAATGCAGCTACTAAAGCCACTTGAAATGGGTTACTCGAAACTTTGGCTATTTCACTTGCTGTGTACATAACCGTTAAAGCTGCTTGTGTCGATTTTTCAAATATTGCTTTTTTTCTTTCTTCCTCTCTTTTTCTTTTTTCAAATTCTCTATTTTTTCTTTCTCTTTCAGCTTCTATTGCGCTACGTTGTTGCTCTGTCAACTCTTCGTTATCTAAAATTTCTGCGTAATAATCATTACTTCTATTTTGCTCATCTTCTATTTCTTGTATTCTTCGGTCATACATTGCGCTACCAAAATTTGATAGTTCAGTAAAAAGCTCTATTGCTAACTCTTTATTTTTTTCTATATCTTCTGCTGTCGATTCGCTTTCAGAACCAGCCTCTGCCATAGCTGTTTGAATTTCAAGTATTTTTTTCTCAAAAGCACCTTTCAAAGCTGGGTCATCAGCTATTGCCATAGCAATTTTAAGCTTTTCAATCATTGCTTTTCCAAAAGCAAGCACATCTTTTTTATATAAATCTTCCTTTAATCTTTGCAGCCTTTCCTCTATTTGCTCTTGACTTAATAAGCCCTCTTCTTGTAGTTTTATTCTTTCTGTATTAAGTTTTCTTTGAATCTCCATTTCTCTTTCATTTTGGTTTTTTTCCATATTTTCAGAGAATTTTTCAGCACTTTCATCGTTTATTTGCGTAATGGCATCGCGTGTTTCTTGCTCTATTTTTATCAACTCTTGTTTTAATTTTTCTGCTGCTAATAATATTGTTGAGTTTGTTTTATCTGCATCAGTTTTTGCAAATGCTAATTTATTTTCTGCCATTTCTTTTTGTAAATCCTCAATCTGATTTGCAGCAGTTTTTCTTATGTCCAAATCTTGTCTTACATCTTCTCTTGTAATCATTAATGCGTCTATTTGCCCTTGCAGCTTTAATTGTTTTAAATCAAAAGCCGCTTTTCGCTCTGCTTTTAATCTTCTTTTTCTTGCTGCCTTATCTATCTCTTCTTTTTTATCTGCTTTATTTTGCTCAAAATCAAGATTTTCAATTATTATTTTTTCAAGCTGCTTATACATACTTGCTGTTTCTCTAACCCATTCTTGAGCTTTTAATATTTTTTTTCTTGTATCTTCATTACGCATTAAACCTTCATCAGCGTAAAAATCTTTACTTTTTTTAATTATTTCTTCTTGGGATAATTTTGATAGTCTTAAAATTTCTTTTACTTGAGTATTAACATCCAATTTTGGAAATAAATCTTTAAAAGCACCTTGACCTATATTTTTTCTAAACGTATTTAAAGCTACATTTTGTTGTGCCGAAGCAGCACTTGCTCTTAAACTTCCTTGTTCAAAAGAACTCAATGCTTTGTCAACTGCGTTAAATTGAGAATCTAATTCTCTTAAAGATTCGTTCATTTCTTTTATTTCACTTGTAGCATCTTTTGTTCTGTTTGCAAACACATAAAGAGCAGAGCCAACAGCAGCAATTGCGCTAACAATAAGCATTAAAGGATTTGCTTTTGTTATTGTATTAAATATTCTCATTTCTATTGCAGCAGCTCTTATTCCTACTCTCATAGCTCTTAAACCTAATTTAGTTGCTACTAAAATACCGTTATAAACGACGCTTATCGCGTTTACAGCCATTAATGCAGCCTTATATATTGCCCAAGCTCTAATAAGGTCGTAAACATTAACTATAACAGTTCTAAGATTTACTGCTACATAGTCTATTGCCTCAGTAACTTTACCCACCGCAGTACCGCTTTCTATAAAATCTTTTACAAACAAAGTCCATGCATTTGACAATCTTTGTGTCGCAGCTTGTAAAGTATTAACATATTCTGTCGATTCTATTCCAAAACTAATTTCAACTTGCCTTGCAAATGCTGGTAACACTTCTTTTGTAATTACCTCACCTTTTTTAAGCATTTCATCTAATTCAGCTGTCGTTACTCCCATAGATTTAGCCATAATATCCATAGCGCCAGGCAGTCTTTCACCTAATTGTCGTCGTAATTCTTCTGTCGTAATCTTCCCTTTAGAAATCATTTGCTCTAATGCCAAATATACACCTTGTAGCTCGTCAGTTTTTAAACCAAGAACACCAGCAGCTTTTGTCATAGTACCAAATATTTTTTGCGTTTCTAAGGCGGTAAAATTAGCGTTTTGTGCGGCAGCTCTAAATTTTATATATCTTTCAGTTGTAGTAACTAATTCAGCACCGAATCTTTCAGATATATCTCTTAAAAACCATTGTGTGTCTGCCAATTCGACTGTATCTTTTATTACAGCTTGCATTGCAAATCTTAAAGTATCTAATTTTTTTGTTAAATTAAAAGCGTCTTTTGCTTCTTGAACAAACATATACAAACCTCCTACTACACCAAATGCAGACAAAAACGACGTTAAAACGCCTCTTGCTTTACTTAAAGCACTTGTGTAATTTCCAACGTTTCTTTGGTGTCTATTAATAGCCGCGTCAGCTTTTTTTATAGCAGCTTCTTTTCGTCTAAACTCTTTGGTAGACTTACTTAATTGTAATATTTCTTTTTTGGAAAGTTTTTCTCCAGCAGCTTTTTTAGCAGTAAGAGATTGGACTATTTTTGCTGCCCTATTCATTTCAATATTTAACTTTTGATAAAATGAAGTTTCTCTTGATAATAAAATTGCGTTTTCTTTATTTAGGGCGTTTTGTCTTTTTATCTGTAAATTTAAAGCAGCTAATTTTTTTGATTCAGCTTCTGTTGCAACTAATTTTTTTGCTTGAGCTTGTATAAGTTGTTTTTCAACTTTTACTCTTTGCTTACTTAGAGCTTCTGCTTCTTTTTCAGCTTGAGTTTTTTGAACAGTAGCTTTTGTTATTTGTTTAGTTGCGCTTACTGAACCCATAAGGCTTTTTGGAATTTTTGCGGCTGATTGAGATATTCTAATAAGCTCTGCATCCATTGCGCTTAATTTTCCAATTAATACGTCTATTGCAGCATTAGATTCTTTTAAAACTTGTATAGGTGTTGGTTTAGCCATTTTTCAAAGCTCTTTTTTTATTTTCAATAATTTCCTTTGCAATATCTTTTAACTCAAACCATTCAGTCATTGTCGTTTTTTCTATATTTATAGATATTCCTATTAATTTTTCCAAATTTACTTTTTCAGTAAAAATACTTTGTGATTTTTTTTCATTCTTCTTTAATAAATCTTGCAACTCACTATCTTTTCTATTGATTTTATTTCTTGCTGCTTTAATCTGTCTTTTTAATTGATTTTTTTGACTATATACAGATTTTTCATTGTGAAAAATGATATTCCATCTATGTAATTCTTTACCTATTTCTTTTTTATTAGCCTCATTTAAACACATCATTAATTCTGTAACAATTTTATACCTTATGTTTAAATACTGCAACTCTAAAATTAAACTAAAAAAATTTTTAGTTGTATTATCTTCTGTTTTATAGCAGTAACTATCATATATTTCAGCAAATAAATTAGATGTTTTTTGTTGTAAATATTTAGATTTTAAAGCTATTTTTTGAGTAAAAATGTTTTTATACAACAAAACATAGTTTTGGCTAAGTAATATGTCGTAAAAGACCTTTACAGTAATGTCATTAAGACTTTTATATGTATTAAAAATAGCCATAGCGTTTGTGTTGTAAATTTTACGATTACTCTCGGTGAAGAATTGAGAGTGGTTTGTCTGTAAGGCTTCCTTGAAAGTTAGACTATGGCACTTAATCGTTTTTCTAATTCAGAATTAAATTTAGGTGCAATATAGCTCTTTTCTATTTCAAAAGCAACTTGAAAGGCTAAACTAAAAATGTCACCATATTTTTGAACTAAATCGGTAGTCTTTACGTCATTTGAAAATATTTCGTAAGTTCCATTTTTATTTATAACTATATACATTCCCTCATAAAAATCTCCAGTCCACTTTAAATCCACTACAAATCCTTTATATTTATCTGTTGGCGGCTGTTGAGGAAACCAATATTGTTCCCAAAAATCTTGTGTTAAAGTTGATTTATAATATCCTATATTTATAAGACTTTTTTTTGAACCTTTTTTTAAACCTTTTGAAATTTGTGCATTTTGATAGTATTCAATAATTTTTTGAGAGTTTGTTATTAATATTTCACGCACAACAACTTGAACTAAATCTATTTTTAGTTTTTTTAGTTCTTGTATGTAATAATTTCCTACTTCCCAGCTCATAATACAATAATGCCCTTGCAAATTAATACAAGGGCATAATTTAAATAGGTTAAACCCTCAATAGCCTATTAAACTACCGTTGCAGAGGCAGTATTAGACTTGTATAGTCCATCCCCTACTATTTCGATAATTTCATAGTTATTACTGTTGTCGTATAACGACAGTTTTACAGCTTCACCAGCCGCTATGGCAGAAATAGTTAAAACATAGATACCAGCACCAGTTGCTTCTGAATCGTCAGCAGTTGGATTGCTTGTAGCACCATCAACAGTAAATAAGAATTGACTAAATGTCAATCCTTGAACAGCATCTTTACGACCTCTACGAACTACTGCTTTTACAGTAAGTGTAGTGTCAGTATCTGCTGGAGCGTTTACGTAAGTTAATTCAACTTGTGTAATAGGCTCAACTTGTCTTGCATCAAATCCAAGATTTTCTTGTTGCCATAGTACATAGTTGTCGTCTAACTCGTAACGGTCAAGTAATTGCCACTCTAATCCCTCTTTGAGTGATGTAGTGTTTGATGGGAACATTAATTTTTTGCGTGTAATTTGACCAGTACGGAAACCTTTAAGTCCACCGTTGTCTAATTGTGTTAGCAAAATACTTCCCTCGTTGTCAACGTATATTGTTCTCCAATTTGCAAATCCCTCGATAGAACCTAACGCTTGATGGAAATACATCCCGTGCGTAAAAGTTGCCATAAAGTTGTATTTACCTTTATTGGTCAATATTTTTGTGTCATCTTCCAAAGTTTCAAAAGCGTCGTCGCTTCCGTTTTCTTCAAAAGTGTTGATACCTTTTACGACAATTAAATCTCCAGATTTTTGTAGAGATTGAATGTAGCTTAAAGATATTTCTTGAGTTTCTGCGATGGTCACGTTTGGACTGATTAACCAAACTGCTTGAGCAGCTTTGATTATGTCAGCACAACCTTTGTCTGTATTGAATCCTAATGATTCACCAGCACCACAAACTCCTAAATTAGATAACTCTTGTGCAGTCATTTTAAATTAAGTTTAATGATTTGTATAATTTTTGTTTTTTGGCATCCAACTTGATTTTGTCGCCTTTTTTGTAAATCTTTTTTGGACTACCATCTTTTTTTGAGCCAAAACGCAAAGGTTGATTAAGAGTAAACTCTTTTCTCGTGTCTTTTACTTTTTTAACAGTCTTTTTTTTGGTTGTCTTTTTTCTTTTAAGACTTACAGTTTTTTCGACTTTTACATCAATATTTTTTATGTCGTCTGCCATGATTTTGGTGTTTTTAAACAGTTATTATTAAATTCGACATTCACAATTAACTTTATAGCATCCCACATATCGATAGTGTAGTTATCATTATCTCCTTTGTAGTAGCTATCCGTGTAGTCTGGTCGTCTTTCGACTTCCCAATCTTCACTTGTTAATCTGCTAATTGATGAATTTCGCAATCCCTCAACAAATAATTCCAGTAATGGGTTTAATACCAACTTGTACGATTTTTCATACCTCTGATTATTTAACAAAGCTTTATCACTTTCTCGTGTACAAATAATAAATTGACATTCTCTTTCAACTCTTATACCTCTGTCGGTATATTTGTCTACTCCTAACAACAGCCAAATTAATGGATATGAATTATCTTCATTTAGTGTTAGATATTTTGTCAATTCTTTTCTGTCACCCCAATGAAATTTAGGCTTAGAACAATAATCTTCATTTATCGTAATTTCTGGCATTAATTTTACCATGTCTGATATGCGTTCCTCAACAACAATCATATTCCCAAACTATTTTTGCGTTCATAAAATTTAAACTCAAAATCTGGAAATGCGTTTGCATCTGCTTCATTTTTGTCAGTAAGATATTGGTATAAAGAACGAATTACATTGTCCTCTTTGTAAAATGAATAACCTATTTCACCAGATGGGCTTCTTATAATTTTTGGTTGCGTTTCCATAGCATATCGTTTTCCTTGATAAGCTAACACAAACCTATTCCAAATATCAACATATTTTGGTGTTGCAGTAACACTTGTAGCGTTTTTTGCTGTGCCACGAACTGTTCCGACTGTTGTGTATATCATGTCGTTTTCACGCATATATTCACAAAAAACATAAGATGCGACAAGACTTTGTTGCTTGTAACCTCGCAGTCCATCCCAACGCAAAGTCTTGCCATCCTTTGTATAATTTTCTCCCTCTACCAAGAAATTCCATTTGGAATTAGCTGGTTCTTCCAACGCATTTTCATCAAGTAAAGTAACAAGCTGGTCATAAAGAGTAACGCCTAACGCATTAATCATTAAATCTCGCTCGTACCTATCAATTACTATCTGAACTTTCGCTTTGGCAGAATTGCTTACCCCACCGACACTACTTGCATCGATGTTTTTTGTATTTGGAATATACAATTCGCCTTGTTGAAAATATGAGGTATTAATTATCATTGTATCTTATTTATCAGTCGTTTTTTTCGCTGCACCTTTCTTAGCTTTTGCTAATTTATCAAAATGCTTTTTAATAATATCTGCTTCACCTTTCCAAACACGTTGCTCAACACCATTGTGGTCTTTTACAACTACTGTGTTTGTTTCCTTGAACTTACTAACTTTTTTCTTTTTGGTACTCATAATTTATTTATTTAAGGGTTTAATATTAACAATTACGGTGTTTCCAACGCTGCTTTAGCAGCAGTAAAAGTACCATCCACGATTGCACCATAGTGGTTAGCTGGAATATATCCAACCAATCTCATTTCAGCAAGTGGAGTAATAAGGTTTTTAGTCCAATCGTCATTTTCATAACCAAATTGAATGTCAATATCCTCTCTTACTTTTACTTTGTACTTTGTGAAATCTCCAACGTAAAAAGCATCAGCACCAACATTAGTGTTAGATACAATTTGTACTCCAGAAATTACCAAACCATCGGCAGATTTGAATGGAGGTATGATGTATTGACCATCAGTCGCTTTTGTCAAATCCATTTTAGCCATTACATCTGGATGTACTACACACGCAGTTGGGTAAAATTCGTTTCTTACAACTTGTGCAATTGCAGCTCTTAAACAATCAGTTTCTTGAGCATCGTCAACAGATGCAGCTAATGCACCAGCAGCAAATGGCGTTGCGTTTGCAGCAATTCCAGTTAAGTTCTCACCAGTACCATCTCCAACCAAAATCTGATTGTCAACAAATAATCTGATACGCTCAACTAAATCATCTCTCATGTCAGACACGAAATTGTCAACGTCGTCTAACATTTCTTTAGATGCTTTCATATAAGCAGTTGCTTTTCTTACTTGAGCAGATGCTTCAACGTAATCATAATCAACTTGTGCTTTTGCAGAACCCTCTGCTGTCATTGCAACAGTTCCATCTTCGTTTACCATTTCTACCCAATAACATACTTTTGCATTTGTGTTACCCACAGATACTAAGTCAAGCATAAAAGGATTTCTTCGTACAAATCCAATTGTGTTAGGGTCTGTTTCAGTTCGTGCAATTCTGTTTCCAACTGGCGTTAAGTTAGTCGATGTTAAAATCGTACCAGCAGCTTTTAATGTCATAGACATTGTTGCACCTTTTTCAGTTTTTAACTTTTCAAAGTCACTTTTGTTAGCTTTGATAGTTTCACGCAATTGCTTTTCAATAGAATCGGCAATTGACATTACAACGTTGTTCTTGTTTTCTTTCATTTTTGTCAATTCTTCTCCTTGTGCTTTCAAGGAATCTTTTAGTGATTTAATTGTTTCGTCGTTTACTTCTTTAGCACTATCTAAAAAAGCATCAAATTTTACAGTCAAAGCATCAACATCTTCTTTTGTTGCAGCTTTTTCCATTTCGTTTTTTAATTCTTTGATACGAGAATCTTCGTACTCGCCTCTCAAAGATGCCATTTCCTCTACTGTCTTTTCAGCAAATTCAGCTTCGGTAATGTTTTTTTCCGTTAAAAATTGTTTCCAATTCATTTGTAATGATTTACAGATTAATAAAATAATTTTTTTTGTCTTGTAGTGATTTCTCGGCTACGATGTGAGTATCGTCAGATGGCTCACGTTTCATAGATAATGTCGGTGTGATAGAATTAGAACCCAAAGGTACTGCCGAACCCTCAATAGCTTTCGCTTCTTGTACTGCCCAAAAGTACCCTTGTTTCTCTGCATCTTCACGATTTACAACCTCGCCTATATATTTTTCCCATGTCGCGTTTTCTTCTTCGTAGCTATCGTCGTTTACAGCCAAAGCCATTTTAACGTAACGCATACCAACGCTATGGTTATTTACATATCCTTTTGCGTATTGGTCATGCATATAAGCATTTCGAGATTTTTTTACATTGCTTTCAAAGACTAATGCCTCTGTAATACCTTTTTGGTCGTAGCCTAATTCTTTCCAATTAAACTCTTGCGTATATGCTTTTAAATCTACACCATCAGCAATAATAGATGAAAACTTTGAGCTTTCATGTTCTTGGATGTGCATTATTCTTTTGTTTTCTTTTAATGACTTTTTCCAAATGCCTTTCATGTGTACGTCACCATGACTATCCATCACATTGGTCGTATTTATGATTGCTTTTACCGTAAAATTTTCTTTATCCGATAAGTCACTATTTGCTTCTGCTTTGTTAGTTGCACCAGATAATTCATCTACTCCTACAAAAACATCTGCGTGTTTTATAGCGTTCATTTTTTGTGCTACTAAAGTGCTTTTATTTTTTACAAGAAAATCAATTTTTTCTTTTAGCGTTGCAAATATTGGTATTTCTAACATAGCTTTATTTTTTTACTACTTCGTCTTTTTGCATGACTTTGAATCTGTCGTTTTTAAGACTTTGTATTTTTTCAATACTTAATTTTTTGTCGTTTGGTTTATCTTTATTCATTGTTAAACTTTACACCTTGTAATTCTAAAAAGTTTGTTGCTTCTTCCGTACTTAATCCACCAGCAATTAATCTTTGGAACGCAGTAGAAATTTTTAAAACTTTTTCTGCTTTTTTATCTTCCGTATGTTGCATTACTGGTAGATGCTCAAAACTTGCTACGATTTTTTCATTTTCCAAACCAAAATATTGATTGTAAGTGTGAGCCAAATCATCAGCAATAGGTTGTATGGTAGATTGGACAAAACTAATTAAACTTTCTTTCTGGTTTTCATAGGTACTACCAGTCTGAAATGCTTTATATAATTCATTTGGAACTTCAAATGCCTCTCTAACTAAATTTGCATTGTTAGAAATACTTTCGTGTAATCCCAAATCTTTTAATTTTATGTGTAACGATTGCCAATCAACTTTTTGATTAGTCGCTATGCTACGTCTTTTTAACGCAGTCATACCGTAATCGTTAATTAAATTACTTTCAATACTATCCTTGTCGTCTTTTTCCATTGGCAAAGCTGCACCAAGATTAAAACCTCGTTCAGAACCTCCAGAAAATATTTCACGACCATTTGTGCCTATCATAACATTTTCAGCATCCAATGCCTCGTTAATGTTGTGTATAGATTTTAGTATAGCCGACATCCTTGATGGTGAAATCAAAGGATTGTTTTGATATTCTGTCGTGTCAATACCGTTACCAGTATCGTAAAATGGCAAAATATTTCCAAACTCTATGTCTTTTGGTTTAGAATTTGGGTCGTCATACTCAAATTTTTGTGCATTAAACTCTTTTACATCTGATTCAGTCCAAGCTATTGGGCTAATAAATGTATCATCAAAATCAATAAACGCTGGATTTAAATTAAATAACGACGATGCTTGTAAACCAACAGCACCGTATGGCTTTTGATAAACCCAACCGTATGTGCTTTTAAACCATTCGTATTGCTTTAAGAAATCTTCTTTTGACTGAAACGTATTAGGATTTTTAAGCAATTTAATAATATCATTGTCTTGCGACATATCACCATTGTCGTTTTTTATGTAGAACTCTACTTGCGACAATAATTTTGCACGAATCTCTATACAAGCATAGGTGACTGGATTGTTAAGAGCCAGTTCCATTAACTCTGCATCGCCATAGGATGCATTATTTTTTTTTACCTCGTATCGGTGAGTTCCATTTGTTAGCCTTGTGTACCCAAAATTACTTAAAACTCTATCTATTACACCCATATTTATTTTGATGCGTCAAATTGTTCGGCAAAATTATACACATAACACAAATTTTGACGTTGTATATTTTCCCAAATGTATAAATTTTTTTTAATACTATCGCAAAAAGGTTATTTTACTGAAAAATGTGTGGGTATAAATCTTGAACTAACGCACAAAGCAAAGCCAAACTATCTGGTGCGTCGTCGTGTTTTGCTTTACCATCTTTTCGGTAGGAAAATAATTCTTTCATTGCCTTGTCGTAATGACTGCCAACATCGTAATCTTCACGAAATACAAAATGTTGTCGCATAAAATGAGCAAAATTTACAATACGACTGTGCTTATTTTGTTTTTGCTGGACACCAATCAATTTTGTTTTGGTAATTGTCCGAAACATTTGTTTGAAAAAAACTGAACCATGATTGTTAGTTTCAATTGCAAGAAAATCTAAATCATGTTGCCTTGTAAGACCAGCGCATACTGGTAAAGTAATTTCAGTATTGTCGGTAGTAAAATACCAATCTGTGATGTATATTTTTTTCCCAATCACATAACCTATCGGAAAAGACAAACTATCCATACCCTCATCGGCTACATCTATTGCACCAAACTTACCTTGTACCACATCCATGCGTAAAGCATCCATCGTAAACCTACCAAAATCTGTATCACCAAACATCATTTCTTCGCTTTGCTCAACAAATTCACCGTAAATCTCTTGGCGCACAGCCTCTGCCGACATCTTGCTTATCTCTTTTTCCAACTCTTCTAAATCTTGTGCCTTTAAAAGTGGATTAGAATACGACGAAAATTGCTCACCAGCGTATAAAGCATCTGGTTTACCTCGCTCGGCTAACACATTTTGCCACAAAGTATAGAATCTATGTGGTTCACCATGCTTGTTTACTCTACCTTTTGGCGTACCAAACGCAAACAACTGAGAGTTTTCGTAATCTAAAAGCATCGGCAATATCGAATTTGTGTATAGGTAATCGTTGTTTAAAATAATACCAGCCTCATTAAGATAAATTCGCGAGTAACCAAAACCCTCAATAGTTTCTGGTCTATCGGCACTACGAAAATCCATGTAGCTATCTTCTACCTTTAAAACTTTCTTTTGTGCGTTCCAATGGTTTTTAACACCAGCACTCTTGCAAAGCGGAATAAAATAACGCTCGATATACCTATCAATATTGCCATTAACCGTATCAACCCACAACACAACCTCACCTTGAGTGCCATCAACTATCGCAGACAACGCTGCACCTTGCGTTTTTCCAGTACGCCTACCAGCGGGAATCGCATTGTACTTTGACTTACTCTGTTGAAACACCCTATACTGCCAATCGAAAAATTTCATATCAGCAAAAATACAAAAAATCCTATATCAGTTCTGCATATCGCGAAGCGATTGAAAAATTTTTTTCTGGAATCCCAACACCCCCAAACAAAGAAACCCTCTTAAATCAAACAAAAACCCTATTGAGCAACTCCCCTATTACAAACTAATTAGGCTACGGCAAGAATATGGGGAAATTGGAAAAAAATAAAATCACATACAGACCAGAAAGCCCGCGCCGCGTCTTTTTTTTTGAGGCGTTTTGACCTTCTTTTACGCTGTTTTTTACTGCATTTTTGAGGCGTTTTAGTGTCGTTTTTTATACCTTATTTAGTCGCGTCGTTTTATCTCTTTGTATGGGTGCGCTTTTCCTTGCGTTGTGTCGTTTTTTGCAGCTGCGGGCGTCGTTTTGTCGCGTGGTTTGCTGCATGGTTTGCCGTTACTTTTGCCGCGTCAAATTTAGACCGTGCGCCGTGTCGTTTGCTGCGTCGTTTATTCGCTTGTAATATTATCAGAAGCGCGCGCCTCGTTTCCTTGCTGCGGTGGCTCTGGTGGCGTCTGGGCGTCGTTGTCTTTAGATGGTATTATTTCAATCTTTAAGCGGTTGCTGGTGTTCTCTACGTGCTGCACGTCTGCAAGCCCTTGCAAGCGG